GTCAATATGCGAGCCCAGTCTCCTGTCCTCTCCAAAGAAACAAAGAAGAGACAGTCGGATATCTATTACCCTAAGACCTTCTCCTTTATTAAAGCTATTGCCGCCGACACCAAAACCATGGATGGCTTAAACGCCCACTTCTTTAGCTTAGACGAATTGCATGAAGCTAGAGATAATAAAATCTACTCGGTTATGAAGCAGTCCCAATCAGCTAGAGAACAACCCTTAGCCTGGCTGATTACTACGGCCGGTTTTGTTAGAGAGGCTTTCTTTGACTCAGTCTACAGCGCTTATTCCAAAGTGGCATTGTGGGAACCAGGTTTTGAGGACTACCGGCTGCTGCCGCTCTTCTACGAACTGGACTCTAGAGACGAGTGGCATAAACCCCAGGCTTGGGAAAAAGCCAACCCGGGACTGGGCAAAATTAAAAACCTTGACAGCTTAAAAGAAAACGTTGAAAAAGCTAAAAGAGAACCCGGTTATCTGCCCACAGTACTTACCAAAGACTTTAACATCCCCGAAAACTCATCAGCAGCCTGGCTGCCCTATGAAGCAGTAGTTAATACCACCGAGATAGAAAAAGATTATCTCTACGACACCTATGCCATCGGCGGCTGTGATTTATCGGCCACAACCGACCTAACCTGTGCCACCTTACTTATCAGACGGCCAAGCGACCCTAACTTCTACGTCTTACAAAAATACTTCTTACCGAAGTCCCGCGTGGATACGGTAGAGGACAGCAACAAAAAAGAAGCTCCTTACAGGTTATGGGCCGAACAAGGACATCTTGAGATATGTCCGGGAGCAACTGTTGACTATCATGCCGTAACCAGCTGGTTTGCCGACATGTTAGAGATGCAAAAAATCAATCCCTTATGGATCTGTTATGATGCTGCTTTATCGGGATACTGGACAGAGGAAATGAAATCAGTCGGCTTTGATATGGAGAAGATTCGCCAAGGACCGATTACTTGGACTTACCCAATGAAGCGCCTGGAAGGGCTTTTTAGGGAACACAAGATCATATATAACAATAACCCCATGCTTAGGTGGTGTGCTTTAAACACCGCCAAGAAATCAACTAATCGTGACGGCATAGAAAGCATCCAACCGGTAAAGTGCGGCGAAAGCAAGCGCATTGACGGTTTAGTAAGTCTGTTAAACGCTTTTGTCGGCTACTGTAATCATGAAGAGGAGTTTTTGCGCTATATACGCTAGAAGCTATGGATATAAAATTTAAAAATGCCTTAAGTGCCCTTCTGGGCAGGCCCAAGAAAATCCCGGCCCAAGCCGTTAGCTTGGCAGAGCTAAACGGCTTTTGGGCTTCCTTTAGCCGTTTTGGTCCCGACCCTTATGCGAACGAAGCGGTAAGAGCTTGTATCAGAACTTTAGCTGAACACAGCTCTAAAGCTAACGTTAAAGTTATCCGTCATACTGCTGGTGGTTTAGAAAATGTCAATTTGCGTCTGCAGCATATTATCAAGTACCGCCCCAACATCTTTATGAACGGACGTGACTTCCTCTACAAAGTACGCACCCTTTTAGAGATCAACAACACCGTCTTTATTGCTATCTATCGGGATGAGACAGGGCAGTGCACAAGTTTATATCCGGTGCCTACCGGTAGTTATCAGGTCTTAAGAGCAGGCGGCAGGCTCTTTGTACGGTTTAATTTTATGGGTAAGGACCCCAGTGTCTTGGCCTGGGAGGACGTAGCTATCCTAAGAAAAGACTATAACTCCTCGGATATCTTCGGCGACTCCAATAAACCGGTGTTATCCTCTCTAGATATTTTAAATACCGCTAATGAGGGCATGGCTAATGCCATTAAATCAACAGCTAACCTTAGAGGCATCTGGAAAACCACCAAAGCTGCCGTAAAAGACGATGACTTAAAAAAGTGGAAAGATAACTTTGAAAAAGATTACTTGGGATTAGAAAACGCTTCCGGTATAGCCGCACTGGACGGCACCTCCGACTTTAAACCCATCGAACAAAAACCTTTTACGGCGGCCTGGGAATATATCAACCAATTAAGAAACGACATCTACCGCTACTTTGGAGTATCCGAAGAGATAATATTAGCCAAAAACAACTCTGTTCAGTGGCAGGCTTTCTATGAAGGAAGACTGGAGGGCTTCTTACTGGCCTTAGGCCTTGAGCTAACCAATAAAATCTTTTCCGACCGCGAAAGAGGTTTTGGCAACGAAATTATCTTTGAATCTAACCGCATGGGGGCTATGAGCATGTCCGATAAATTAGGGCTTGTTAGCATGGTAGACCGAGGAGCCCTAACCCCTAACGAATGGCGGCAGGTCTTAAATCTTTCCCCCATTGCAGGCGGAGATAAACCGATCAGGCGCTTAGATACCGTGCCCATTGAAGAGATAAATAAAGACTTAAAAAATCAACAAACCGAGGAGGAAAATGCCTTACCAAACTGACAAACAATACAGAAGCTTAGACCTTTTACTGCCCACTGCAGATAAGTTAATAGACAGCGATAACTACATCGAGGGTTATGCTGCTACCTTTGATAAACCCTACCCACTCTATGAATATGCCGGCCAAAAATACTATGAGGTAATAACCCAAGAGGCTTTACTTGATGCCGACCTTACCGATGTCATCATGCAGTACGACCACACTGGAAAAGTCTTAGCCCGGCAGTCTAACGGCACCCTTTTACTTAAAAATGATGGTTACGGCTTAAAAATAGCCGCCGATCTTTCTAAATCACAAGCTGCCCGTGAACTCTATCAGGAAATTACTTCCGGTCTAATCACCAAAATGTCCTGGGGTTTTACTGTTAATAAGCAAACTTACGACAAAGAAACCCGCACCAACACTATCAGCAGCATCAAAAAAGTGTATGACGTATCAGCAGTAAGCTTTCCGGCCAACACCGCCACCGAAATCTCTGCCCGCTGCTATCTTAACGCAGTAATCGAAGCCGAAAAACAACAGGCACAAGAACACAAATTAGCACTAACCAAAGCAAAATATTATTACTTAGGAGGAATAAATTGAATATATCAGAAATGACCCTAAATGACGTCGAAAAACGTCTAAGCGAACTGGACGAAGAGGTAAGAGGAGCTACTGCTGCTGAAACCGTAGAAGCAGCTTCTAAAGAAAAACAAGACCTCTTAATCCGTCACGGTGAACTAAAGGACTTACAGCAAAGAAAACAAACCGCCCTTAATTTACAAAGCGGCCAAATAGCCGGCATGGTTATCGAACAAAAAGCAACAGAGGAAACAAGCATGAACATAGGCGAGCATTTTATTAAACACTGCGGGCAAAGCTTAAAAAGTCGTAAACAAAGGTTTTCTTTAGAAGCTCCCGAATACCAGGTCCGAGCAGCCACCGATCCTCATGTCACCGGCTCACAAACCGGTGTTTTTGCCGGTATTTTAAACGAATACGACACCCGTATGGTAAGAAACTACCGCCGCCCGACAGTCTCCGATATTTTTACTTGGGGCACTATTACCGGTCAAGCCATTACTTATTTTGTGGAAGGGGCAAGAGAAGGCAATATGGCAACGGTTGCCGAAGGGGCTGCTAAACCGCAAATTAAATATGCCGACCCCACTTCCCAAACCGATGCCTTAACCAAAATCGCCGGCGTTATTAAAATCTCCGACGAAATGACTACCGATCTGCCCTTTATGGTCAGTGAAATTAATGGACGACTAGTTTACGACCTGTCTTTAGTGGTAGAAAGCCAATTGCTTAACGGCAGCGGCACCGCACCCAACCTGCGCGGGCTGCTTAACCGCAGCGGCATCCAAACTTTAACTTCGGCCTCTTATATGGCTAATGCCGATTCCCTCTTTATGGCTAAAACCAATATCGCTACGGCTACCGGCCTTAACGCCGATGCCATTATCATTAACCCTGCCGACTACCAGAACTTACGTCTGTCTAAAGACAGCAACAACCAATACTACGGCGGAGGGTTTTTCCAAGGTCAGTACGGCAACTCAAGCGGTTTAGAGTGGGAGCCTCCTTTGTGGGGCTTGCGCACGGTAGTTACGCCGGCCGTTGCTTCCGGCATGGCTATCGTAGGTGCTTTTGCCCAAGGGGCCACCGCTTATTCTAAAGGCGGAGTAGTCATTGAGTCGACTAATTCCAACGAAGATGACTTCAAAAAGAACTTAATTGCCATCCGCGCCGAACAAAGAATTGCTTTAGCGGTGCGCATTCCGGCAGCCTTTGTCAAAGTTACTTTTGCCACTCTTGTGCCTTAAAGAAGAAGCTAAAAGATTAGGGGCCCTAAAAGTTAAAAAACTAAACCCAAAGCAGACAATAATCCCAAACTCCCCAAATGAGGTAAAAACATGGCACTATCATCCGAATATCTAAAGAAAATACGTCTAGCCGTAAGAAGAGCACCTGATGCCGATACAGATGCTGAACTAACCGATATTATTCTTGAGTGCCGCC